GGCGCACCCGGCTCGGCCGTCGCGGTAGGTTGGATGTAGCAAGGCTGCAGGTCCCGATTCGACGCGAGCTCGCGTACCTGTTTGAGCAGATACCTGGCGGCAGTCACCGAGAACGCCGCGGCGCCACCCGCGCTCTGCCAGGCACGCAGCTTGAATCCGATGCGCTGCTTGCGGGCGACCGATCCCCGCGGCCAAAGAGCAGGCTCGGCTCCCTCGATCAGGACCTCGCCGATCTGCTGGCCGGTGATTGGCATTGCCCATGGATGGCTGCCGCCCAGGTCTAGTTGGTTGATGATCGTGGCGCAGGACTCCTTGTTTTCAGCGACGGAGGAGGGGCGGGGAGTCGGGTCTTAAACGGCGACCATCGACCGCAGGGCATCTTGCGAAGCAGATCTCGATGAACTGCCGACCGTCACCTTTACGGGCGGCTTGCGCACCATCTGCGTGAGCAGATCCACAACCTGCTGGAGCAGCTCCGTCTGCTCGCCGTTCCCACCGGTTGCCTCGGCGTTGGATGTCACGTGGCCGCCGGAGGAGCCCATCGTGAGCAGTTCCGGACCTTCCTCGCCGACCCACACCGTCTCGCCGGGCTCCACGTCACCGCCGCTCGCGCGACCGCCGTTAGGCCGGACGCGCCCTCCGTAAGGCCGGCCATGTATCGCAGGCGGCGCGGATCCGGTTGGGTTGCCGCCCAAGGCGCTAATGACGCTGTTCCACTCGTTGCCGATTGAGTGCAGGAGGTTGAGGAAGTTGTGCAGCTCCACGATCTGGTCGTCGATCTTTCCGTTGATAAACCCCCAGACGGGCTCGCTGTTGCGGAGAGCGTTCAACACACCGTCGATGCCGCCGAGGATGCCGGCGAGGATGGACTCCAGGCCTGGCCCGTTGTCGTCGCTCATCTTCTGCCAGGTGATCGCCAGCTGGTCCTGCTGCTGCTTCAGATCAGTGGTGGCGTTGCGGGCGTTCTTCGTCTTGGCCTCGAGGAGGTCGAGGGTGGCGTTGGCCTTGTCGCCCTTGTCCTTCACGGCCTGCTGCGCGCCGGTCAGATCGTTATCGGCATTCTTCAGGTCGTTGCTCGCCTTCGTGACCTTCGCCTTCAGGTCCTGCTCATGCATCAGGTCGGCCTGGGTCAGGGCCGAGCGATCGTGATGCTTGACTTCCCATTCCAGCAACGTCCGGACTGCCTTGGAGTGCTCATCAGTCGCAGTCGCGACTTCCTTCTGGGCCTTGGCCAACTCTTTCTGCGGATCGACCGTACCCGCGGTGGTGATGCCGAGATCCCTGAGCGTCCGAGCGTCGCCCTCGCGAGCTCGGATGATCTCGGATGTAGCTTCAGCGACCGAGATCCCCTTGATGGTGGCCAGGTCGAGCGCGTCGTTGACGATGCGCTGGCTCATGGTGAAGTCGTTGCCGGCGCGCATGGCCTCGGCGAACGCATCCTTGACGTCGTATTCGCTCGAGATGAAGCGCGCGTTCCTGGAGATGAAGCCGTCGATTGCGGTCTGGTAACCGGCCGAGAGATACATGCCCTGGGACTCGAAGGCCTGCTGCAGACTCTTCTGCGCCGCCTCGTTCTCATCGGCGTTGGCGACCATCGATCGACCCATCTCGATGACGAGGCCGCCACCCACCAGCGCGGCGCCGATGCCGATACCAAGCGCGCCGCCTGAACCCATCACGCCGCCGAGCGCGGCGAACCGATCCATGACGTGAGCGCCCTCTGAGCCCAAGGAACCGAAGGCGCGCGCGGCCGCGCTCGCCTCCGAGGAGACGTCACGTTCCGCGGCGGTGAACTCCTTGCTGCTCAGCTGCAGGCTGGCATACCGAGCCTCCTGCGCGGTCAGCTGCTCGCCATAGGTCGTGGTGTACTGGTTCAGGGTCTGCAGCGCGGCCGCGTGCTCCTCATGCGCCGCCGTGAGGCCCTGCACCTGGACCTGGACGCCCTGAGCCACATTGCCGGTGTCAGCCAAGACCTGGTTGACTAGATCCGCCTCAGCCAGGCCGGTCGCCTTGAGGGCAAGCACGATGTCGAGGAGTTCTTCGTCAGCCACTGCGCTTCGCGTTCCTCCTCACGTAGGCGAGCATGTACAGCACGATCGAGCGCTCCTCAGAGCGGAGCGCGCTCACGGTGTAGGCGGGGAAGGCTCGGATGATGTCGAGCTCGTCTCCGATGATGGAGGGGGCTCGCTTGCCGGCGAGGATCCGGGCGAGCCGGGCACGAAAGGGTTGGCGACGTCCTCCCGCTGCTCGAAGCGGTGCTTGGCGTATGCGTACAGAAAGTCACCGTCTTTGGGCTCGAGGCGGTCCAATGACTCGGGCGCCATGGGCAGCGGGGTGCCTGCCGCCGCGATGGTGCCATCGGCGGCCAGGAACAGGCTCCAGCCTTCAATCAGCTGGAAGATGCGCTGACGCTTGAGGGTGTGGATGACCTGGAGCGGATCGCGATTGGAGGAGGCGAAGATCGCCGATTCAACGGCCTGCTCGTCGCCCCAGAGAACCTTGCGTCGCATCTTGACCCAGAGGCGCTCCGGGTCCGACGGAAGGCGAAGCTCGTCGAGCTCCATGGCTCAGTAGCTGGTCGAGCGAGGGTTGACGAGGATGGCTTTGAGCGTGCCGGCGTCGGTCGTGTTGTAGATCCCCTCGAACGTCATGGGGATCGTCACGTAATCACCGCTGCGGGAGATCGGTCCCTGCTCAAAGCCCATCTTGCTCTGCTGCAGCGTCAGCTGGTTGGTGCCGCTCGTGAAGTTGAGCGAGGCGACCGGCTGGGTGTTGTTGATGTAGTAGAGGAACTCGGTCTCGTCGTTCGGTTCCACATCCATCTGGCCGGTGAGCTCGAGCGGGCCCACGTTGATCGCGGTCGGCGCCTGCTGCGCGTTGCCGCCCCAGATGACCTCGACCTTCTGCTTCAGCGTGTATTTCATGCCCATGATTCGGGCGTTGACCTGGGCGGCCAGCGTCAGCTGCGCCTGCCAGCCGAGGAGGAAGTTCTGGGTCGAGTAGCTGGCGGTCGGCTTGGCCACCAGCGTCGACGGCTTGCCTTGACCTTTCACCGAGATCAGGAAATCGCCATCCGCCTTGTACTCGAGCGTGACCTCTTCGACGTAGCCGCCCGTGTACTGGCGAGCGTTGCCGCTCGCGGCCAGCCCGCTGAGGTCGGTCAGCGTGTAGGACGGTGGCAGCGCGTTGAGCTGGGTCAGCGTGTGAGTGTAGGGGTTGGTGCCGGTGACGGCGTCCGAGCCCAGGATGGCCATGAGGAAGTGCCCCGAGTCGTCCGGGTAGAACTTCATGCTCGGCAGCTCGAACGCCGTTGAGATCACGCCCTGCTGCTTGGCGAAGGTCTTCGAGCGGATCCCCCGGTAGCCGGTGTCGTTCAGCCACTTCGGGACGTCCTTGAACACCGGCTTGTCGACCGGGAAGTACGCGGTGTCAGCGACACCCGTACCCCAGGTCGCCTCCTTGCCGAGGCCGATCTGCGTCTGAAACGAAGGCTGCGGCGTGAGCGTGAGCGGCGACATTTGGCCTCCTAGTTCGGGCTGATGACTTCTTTGGCCGAAAGGGTGATGCGGGCCCGGAAGAGAATCCGTCCCTGGGTGACTTCCATGTCGGGATCGAGAGTCTCGAGCTCGATCTCCTCGCCGATATGTGTGAGCACGCTTGTGGCGCCGGTCTGGGGATCGGTCAGTGTGGCGGGCAAAGCCGTCGTCACCTGCTGCCGGAAAACGCGGATCACGTTGTCGACCAAGACCGAGAAGTCGTCCGCGTCGCTGTCCGCGTTCTTGCCGTTGCCGACGACGAGAAGGTCGACGGACCAGTCAGCGAGCTTTACCCCAATACCGCGGGCGCCGGCAAGCCGCTTCTCGGTCGCTTTCATCCGAGCAACCTGGAGCACGACGTTCGAGCCGAGAACGTCCCGCTTCAGCAGCTGGCGGTGCGATGAGAAGGTCTTGTAGCGGCCGGTCCCGGTGGGCAGGGTGACGTTCGCTGTCAGCTGGTCGGCGACGTACTTGCGGAGCGCGAGCTCGCTCATCGGCCGAGGATCGTCCTGCCGGCAGCCTGAACGATCTCGCGGATGCCGTTCCTCGAGGCGTCATAGGCACGCTTGACGAAGTCGTTGGCTCGAGCTCCCGGGTGCTTAACGTGCGTCGTTCCTGATCCGTCGAAGAAGAGGAAGCGCTTGTCCGACTTGCCCGAGTAGAAGCCGGCCCAGATGTCGTGCGCCTTTGTGCCGCGGGTCACGAAGTGCGTGTACCAGGGAGCCTTGAAGCGAACGGTGATCTTGTCGCCGCTCGAGGTCGTGCGGTAGCTGATCTTGTTTCGCAGGTTGCCCCTGCGCACCGGAGCTCCACTCCTGAGCGACCCGCGAACGAGATCGGCGGCATCATGCGCGACTCGCGAGCGGGCCGCCTCGGCCGCCGTCTTGATCCGCTTGACGCGTGCCTGCACGCGATCGCGGCCGATGACCGTCACGCTCACTCGCTGCATTCACTTCGCCTTCTTCACATGACGGTGATGGTGGTGGTGCTTCTTCGTCGTCTTGCCGGCGTGGCGAGCGCGATGGTGCTCGAGCTTCCGATGGTGCTTTTCATGGCGGTGTCCGATGCGGCGCATCAGGGGATCCGGCGGTAGGGTTCGAGGATGTATTCCGCCTTGGCCCAGGCGTCGGCGTCCCATCCGGAGGCCGGGCTCATACCATGGACGTTGCCCTCAGAGTCCATCTGGATCGCGTCGGTGCCGCGCACGCGGGCGATGGCCAGACAGGTCCAGATGCAGCCCTGCTTGATGTCCGACGGCAGCGCCGAGATGCCGACCGGATTGGTGGCGGAGGGCGTGTGGGCATTGGCCACGGCCGTGGCCACGAAGTGCGTCCCGTCGGTGATCGACGCCACGGTGATCACCTCGGTGTTGGCGCCGTCGAAGATCGTCAGCTGGTTGCCGATGGTGCCGGCGACAGCGCTGAGGCCGGCTGTCGTGTCGACGGTGCAGCTGACGTTGCTGCCGGCAGCGATGGCGGTCTGCAGGAGCATGTTCGGCCAGCCGTTGATGTAGACGGCCTTGACCAGGCCTGGCGTGTTTCGCAGCCAGGTCCAGTCCTGAGAGAAATCCGCCAGCCGGTTGAGGCGGAAGTCCTCTCCATAAATGAGCACGTTGGCCGCGGTCAGCTGGTTGTAGGTCAACGCGCCGGTGCCGGCAGGGACGGTCGCCCACTGCAGCGAGCTCACCGAGAGCACCGGGAAGTTGTTGGTCCGGAACCACAGCCAGCCGGAGGTGTCGACCCAGGCCTTGACGGAGCCCGAGCCCAGGCGCGCGACCTCGGTGTCCGTGGTGGCGGTCGGATCCTGCGTGAGGAAGCCACGGACCAGCGAGGAGGCCCGGTCGATGACGTTGGCCTGCTCGATCGCCTCTATCGCTGCCGTCGTGCCGTTCTCGGAGATGTCCGCCCACGAGAAGCCCGTCGGAGCCTCGAGCAGCTCCGAGGACGTGATCAGCCGCTGGGTCATCTACTCGCTTTCCGCTGGAAACTTGGGCGCGCGGCGGGGGCCCGGCGCCGCAGGCTTCTCCCACCGCAGCGTGGCCTCGTTGAAGACCTGGCCCGGCGGGTCCACTGGCGTCAGGAGCGGATTGTGGAGCTCGACAGCCGACTCGAACTCCTCGCCCGGCTCGACGACCTCGACGCCGGCGTCGGGAATCGATCGAGGCGTGTCGTAGGTGTTCCGGTAGCGAGGCATCAGGCCTCCTCCGCATCGACGCCGGCGGGCGGGACCGAGCGGCGCTTCAGCTTCTTCGGCGCCTGCTCCTCGATCGACTCGACGGCAAAACCGGCGCCGGCGGCCGGCGCCAGGCAGGCATCGCAGATCTCGACCCGGCCGGGCTCGCCCTCGTGGACCTCGCCGCAACCTCCGCCGATGTGCAGCGACGTCGCGTCGTTCTCGGTGTTGACGAAATGCCTCATGGCCTATCTCCTCCGCAGCCTGAGCACTCCTCGGCCCAGGTGAAGTTGTCGCGCCCGCAGCTGCACGTCCAGCCCGGCGCTGAGCTGAAGCCGACCGACTTCGAGGGCAGCACCCGCAACCCGGCCGCAGCCAGGGCTTGCGCATACCCGGGGTTGTCGTTGATCACGACCGAGCCGCCCTGCTCTTCCGGCTTGTAGACCTTCCGGCGGCCGGGCCCATCGATGCCGGTGCAGCCGGGCGGAAGCTCAAGGCGGACAGCTCGTGACATTGAGACCTCCTTCGAGGCGAGATGGAGGCGGGCCGCCAGTGGCCCGCCTCCGCGAGAGATCGACTACTGGATGCCGGTGCCGGCGCCGTAGGAGTTCTTGATGCGGCGGATCCACGCGTTGGCCGCGGGGAAGTAGCCGATCAACGCTCCATAGGCGATGACCGAGTTCCGGTAGTTCATGTCGATGACCGGCCAGTCGATGGCCAGGTAGTCCTGCGGCAGCTTCATCTCCCACACGTTCGGGATCTGGCTGTCGGGGAACGGAAGGGTCCGGCTGAGCAACGCTAGGTTGCCCGGCTTGAACCAGGGCTCGATGTTGAGCGGCATGTTGCCGTTCGAGGCCGGGTTGAGCACACCGCTCACGACCAGGCCGAGCACCTCGCCGTCCTGGCCCAGCTCGATGCGGTAGCCGGAGGCGTTGGTGCCGTTGTTGAGGACCTGGTCCTTGATGCGCTGGCGAATGCGCACCGTGGTCCAGACCTCCTCGAGGTAGACCTTGTAGTTGTCGAACCGGTCGACGCACGCGTTGTCGATGTCGGCCAGCGCCAGGTCGGTGTCGAGCGCCTTGTTGTAGAAGCTGGCGTCCACGTCCAGCTGCCGGAAGACGCCGAGGTAGTCGTTGGCGCTGTTGGTGGTGTCCGAGGTGGGCACCGTGGCGCCCGAGGTCGGCAACGCGCCGCCGAGCTCGAACTTGGCGTAGCCGGTCGTGCCCGCGAAGAAGCGCGAGCCGTCACCGGGGTCCGCGGCGCCGGTCGAGACGTAGATGTTGAACGCCTCGGCGTTGCCGTTGGTCGTGGCCGGGGTGATGGTGCACAGGACGTCCTGCGCGGCGGAGGGAGCTGCGGACTGCGCCGCCGAGCCGGCGGACTCGCCGATCATCGTCACCTGCGTCGCCTTGACGTAGACGTTTGTGGTGACGCCGGTCAGGGCCGAGAAGCCGGTCGACGGGGTCTGGGCGGCCACAGCGAGCGTCGGCGCGCCGAGGGCGGCGGTGCGGCCGGACCAGTCCATCCGGTCCTCGCCCATCATCATCGACTGCAGGGTGCTGAGCGCGGCCAGGGCCCGCAGGTCCTGGTAGTTGCGGCCGGCGATCTGGGCGATCATCGAGGCGCTGGAGCCAAGGCCCAGCGGAACGAAGCTCGTGGTACCGTCAGCGGCCGCGTAGGTGATCTCGGGCGGCAGGTTGAGGGTGACGCCGTTCTGGGTCAGCTGCGGCAGCTCGGCGATCGAGATGCGCAGGTTGGCGACTCCACCGGCACCCGAGTTCGAGATGCCCTGGATGATCTTGTAGTGGGTCGCCGTGCCCTCACCGGGAACGCGCGGGAGCGAGTTCCGGAAGGGGGAGCGGACGGGGAAGGTCTTCTTGGCCGGCTGCTGGAGGTCGTAGACCGCGAAGCTCGTCGAGAGCGGCGAGGTCAGCGTGATCTCCTTGCCCAGGTCGGCCAGGACCTTCTGGATCGAGGCCAGGTCGGAAGAGACGCCCGATCCCGACCCCATGAGGGCCTGGACCAGCGGGCGCATCGGCGCGGCGACGGTCTTCTCGACGTCGCCGATCGGCGTCTTGAAGGCTTCGCGGTAGGCGTCCTCGGCGTCCTTGAGGACCGCGGCCTTCTCGAGGCCCGAGTCCTTCCAGGTCTGCGCTCCGCCCAGAAGGCGGGGGGCGTCGTCGAGAACACCGGCTTTGGAAAGCTCGGCAGCGAGCGGGGAAAGTCCCATGACGGGTTGGTCTCCTTTTCGGGTTTTCGTGAGGCGTGAACTGCGATTAGGCTGGATCGACGATCCCGTGCTGAGCCTTGAGCTTCGCGACCATGCGTCGCGCCGATTGCGCCACGCCGAGCTCTGAGCTCTTGGTCAACTCCTCGTACTCGTCGATCGTCTTGAGGATCTCCACTGGCACGTCGCCACGGTCGACCACCGCGTTGACCGCGTGCAACTTCTCGATCGCGCGCAGGCCTGGGCCATCTGAATTGATGACCGGACCACCCGGCTGGGCGCGCTTACCGAGCGTCTCGACCGTCTTCTCGAGCTCCTTGCCGGCGAATGCATCCGCGAGCGCCTCTTTGAGCACCTCTGCGTGCTCCTTCAGAAGCTCGGGCATGATCGCCTTGAGCTGGTCGGGAAGGACGGCCTTCATGCTGTCAGCTGTCAGGAACTTCTCGTCGTCCGCCTCGGCGACCTTCTCGGTCACCGCAGGCGGAGGAGTGGGTTCGGGCACGGTTGGTTCGGGCACGGCGGGCTCGGCCGCCGGCGTCTTGGCCTTGTGGTCGTCGACGGCCTTCTTCAGCGCGGCGGCGACATCCTTGTAGAGGGCGCGGCGCGTGGGCGCGTCGGCGACGGCAGCCATCTCGACGACCATCGCCGAGTAGGCCTCGTCCGCCTCCGACCAGGTGAAGCCGTCGAGGGCCTGCAGGGCGTCGATGAGGTAGCCCAGCTGGTAGGTGTTCCCGGCCTCGGCCTCGCCCGCCTCCTGCGCGATCAGCTGCCGAATGGCAGCACGCGCCGCATCGAGCGGGGCGTTGTGAATCGCCTCGTCGCCGGTCAGCTGCTTCTCGGCTGCAGGTGCAGCCGGCGCGGCCTCTGGCGCCTTCGGCTCGTCCGGCTCGGCGACCTTCTCGACGTCCGCCTCCGAGAACTCGCCGAGCGCCTCGCCGACCTCGAGCGTTGCGCCGGCCGACTTGATCAGCGAGAGCACGGAGTCGGGATTGGCGGGTCGGTCGGCGAGCGAGATCTCGACCCACTTGCCGCCGACGATGCGCCCGCTGGGCGCGGTGGCGTCCTTGATCACCTTGATCGGGTCGCCCGGCACGTTCTTCGCGCCGAACGAGTACCCGGTGAAGAGGCCCTCGTCGAGCTTGGTGATGGCGATCGGGTCGACCACCTTCGCCGTCAGCGTGATGGACTTCGCGGTGTCATCGAGGCCGAGCTCCAGGCCCTTGCCGACGACGTTGCGACTGTGCTGCTCGCGCACGTTGGCGATGTCGAACCATGCCTGCGCTTCCTTCTTCGCCCAGTCGTAATCGGCGATTTGACCGTCCAGGTCCACGCGCTCGGTCGAGACAGTGCCCGTAACGAGACGATGGCCTTCAGGCGTGGGAGCGATTTTGGTAATCGGAACGAAGAACGCTGCAGAATTGGGTGTGGCCATGTCAGGTGAAGTCGCCTCCTGTAAGAAATGCGGGCTGACGAAGGACGTCAGCGAGTTCGCCTCACACGGCCGCCGCGGGCGTTATCCGTGGTGCAAGGACTGCTATCGCGCGTACCAGCGCGAATGGTTTGCTGCTCATGCCGACCGGCGGAAGATCTATCAGGCTCGCTACGTGGCGAAGCACAGGGCGGAGCACAACGGCCGGTCGGCACACTGGAGAGGCATGCTCCGCCAGCAGATCCTGGATGCCTATGGGTCGGCGCTGTGCTTGTTGTGGGGAGAGCCGCGAGGAATTCCTTGCCCTCGACCATGTTTACGGCGGAGGGAACGCCGAACGGCGCACTGTCCCGACCCTCGTGTTCTTTCGTCGGCTACGCGATGCAGGCTTTCCGAAAGATGGCTACCGCCTTCTGTGCCACAACTGCAATGCAGCTTTCGCCTTCTATGGCTATTGCCCTCATCAGGGAGAGACGATTCAGTTGACCGTGTTCGCCAGACAGCGTCGTTAGAACGTTACGGGCGTTCCCAGTAGCCGATCTCGACCTCCCACGACGGCGCCGTCGTGGCGTTCGCGATGTTCCACTGGTAGAGCAGGAACGAGTGGCCGGGCGCGATGATGACCGGCCCGCAGGGCGCGGGGTAGATCGCCGTGGCGGTCCCGTTGGTCGCGCCGGCGGGCGTGTCAACGTTTTCAGCCTTGATGAACACCTCGTCGCCGACCACCCAGCAGGGTGCGGCCTGCGTCTTGATGATGTCCCGCCCGAGCAGGCGCGCGGCGGTCGCCGCGGCGGCCGTGACCGCTCCGAAATAGATCTGCGCCTGCGAGTTGTTGGCCGACCCGGTGTTCACGTTGTTGCCGGTCAGCTGCGTGCCGCCTGACGAGTACCGGAGCGCTGTGTCGAGGATGACGCCCATGTGCGCCTGCGTCGACGAGGCGCCGGCGACCGTGTTCATCAGCTTGATGTAGTCGAGGCAGATCTTGACCGAGCTCGTGGCCGGGTTCTGGATGATCAGGAGCGGCGTCGTCGCCACAAAGCCGGTCACGATTCCGGCGGCGATGCCCGTGCCGAAGGTGGGGTTGGTGGCGCGGAAGTACTGGCCGACCGATGCCCTTCCGTAGCGCGGGCTCTCCAGGAAGCCGCCGGACGCCATCAGCGAGAGGCGGCTCTCGTCGAGCACCGACCCGCCGCTGAAAACGGAAATGATGTCCTTGAGCGTGGCCACGTTCAGAGCCTCCTGGAGGAAGTTGTGCTGGGGCTAGGCTGTTCGTCGTAGGGCGAAGTATTCGTCGTCTGACTTAGGGGGCCGACGGCGACGACCGCGCGCTGCAGCGCCTCGTTGAACGCCGCTCGGATCTCGTCGGGCCTCACGGCCTTGGCCAGCGAGGCGGTCAGGCTGACCTTCACGCCCGGCGGCACGGCGGCAGACTCGAAGGGCACCGCGGCCGACCGGCCGGCCTTGTGTGCTTTGAGCGCCTTCGTCTGCCACTTCCGGAGGTCGTCGAACAGCGCTGCCTTGCTGCCCTGGTCGTCATCCTCGACCTCGACCTCGTCGGTGTACTCGCTGGGGATACCCCACTTCTGGTTCGGCTTCTTGGCGAAGACGATGAAGCCGCCGGGAGCGCCCTCGTCGTCGTCGACCAGCGTCTCGGTCTTGACCTTCGTGCCCTTCATGCCGCCGTCGAACCAGCCCTTGGCCGCGCGCAGATTGCGCATGTGGGCGACCACGACGACGTACTTGGTCGGCTGCTTCTCGGCCTCGGCCATCGCCTCTTTGAGGGCCGGGATGAACCGCTCGAGGAAGTCGTTGAACGACTCGCCACCCGGGGCATTCTGGTCCGGTTCCTTGGTCATCAGCTCGATGATCCGGTCGAGCGAGTCCTTGACCGGTTTCCCCTGGAAATCTCCGAGGTTCCAGGGCCGCCAGCGCTCGTCCGCCTCCGGCTCGAGGCCGACGACCTTGCCGACCGCCTCGGCGGTGTCGCAGCTGCGCCTGAGGCCGCTGCAGTACAGCCGGTAGACGTCTACGCCCTCGAAGGCCTGCGCGAGCGCCTTCTTGCCGGCGCTGGAGAGCGCGGGATCCGTCCAGCCGCGGATGAGGTCCTTCTCGTTGGCCACCGTGGATCCGTGGCGGCAGAGGATCACGGTGGGCACCTTCGCCATCGCGTCGATGACGCGCTTCATGGCAGCCGGCTTGAGGACAATCACATCCTCCTTGGGGTCGCGGAGCTCCGATTCGCTGGCCTTCGACAGCGCTACCTTGGTCTGGTCGCCAGGAGGCGGCGCAGTGCCCTCGGGGTTGGCGCCGGGGTCGTCGTTCGGACGCAAGCCGCCTCGGGCTGGCGGTCTGCCGCCAGAGGCGGTTGGATCGCGAGGCGAGCCGTCGCGGTTCAGGCCGGCGATGTTCTTGGAGACGGCGTCGATGTCCTTCAGCAGCACCGGGCCCTGGCGGGTGACGACGATCAGCTCGTTGGCGTTGGGCTCGCTGCTGGGCGGGAGGCCGAGGATGCCGCGATGCTCGTTCGCGGTCCGGGTCGCGTTCTGGAATTCGATCTGGAACTGCTGCGCCTTCTTCACCGCGTCCTCGATCTCGTCGAAGATGAAGCGGAAGTACAGGTCAGGGCTTTTAAGCCACGTGGCCAGGATCTCGTTGAGCAGGACCTCGACCCAGCTGGTCAGCGGCCGCAGCGACTTGCGGTAGAGGACGTTCTCCTGCTGCGCGTTCCAGCCGGCGCCGCCGAGACCTGACTTCGGATCCAGGCCGAGCTCGGTGGGCGTCACATCGAAGCCGATGCACGTGATCTTCGCCAGCCACTCATCGAACATGACCACGCCGCTGCCCTCCCCGACCTGCGGCCGCAGCTGCGTGAACGGCCCGGGCGAGAACTTGACTCGGTGCTTCCAGCCCATGTCGCCGGCGAGCATCGAGTTCCAGGTCTCTTCGGCCTCGCGCCACTGCTTCGCGTCCCACTCCTCGGGGACCTCGACCAGGCCGGCCGGCAGCGTGCCCTCGGTGAAGTACGCCGTCCAGTACTGCTGGCGCTTGAGCGCGAGGTTGACGTTGATGATGATCTGCTCGAGGTTCGAGAAGCCGTAAGGGCTGTCCGAGCTCGGGTTGTAGATCTCGTAGTAGAGCTCATCGCCGGCGAAGTACGGCTTGATCAGAACGTCGTCCTGCGCCATCGGAGCCCCGATCAGGTCGAGAGCCGTCGAGTCGGCGAGCATCTCCGTGCGCGGGACCCCGTACAGGACCTGCTGGTAAGCCGGCAGCGGCGGCATGGGGCGCGCGCCGCGAACATCGAGCAGCGGCTTGATGGTGGTGCCGTCGAGGATCTCGAGGGCGAAGATGTCGCTTCCCATCGGGCCCTTGCCGGGCAGCCAGGTCGGATGCGGATAGATGGCGAGCGCGTCGACGACGAAGACCTCCTCGAGGAGGGTCTTGATCCAGCCGTCCCAGCGGCGGCCGTTGATCCGGTCCGGATAGTCGAAGAACGCGCTCAGCGCCTTCTGCCGATCAGGC